CGTCTGGCATCAATTACCTCAATGCCAGGTATTAATCCTTCCGGATTATCGGTGTAGCAGTAAAATTTAAACCTGCCAGAAATATAATATCCTCTAGAAAAATAGCCAATGTCCCTATATAGTTTGTTAACAAAATCAGATGTATATTTGTTTCCAAATTTAACTGTTACTATGTTGTATGTCATAATATGCTGCAAATATTTCTGGTACGGTTTTTGCTTTACGTACCTTCATTTTCATTTCACGATTTTTGCTATTTTTAACTTCAGGCAAATTAAAAATTTCTAATTTAGTTTTGAAAATTGTGTCTTCATCTTCAAAATTATCTATAATATATTTTGCAACCTTTTCTGGAGAATATACCACAGGCGAAGGAGAAGTAATACTAAATTTTTTAAGAAACTCAGCTTTCATGCCTTCAACTTCTTGGTTTTTTGATTCCGCTTGTTCATTAATTTCTTTTTGTAGAATTTCTAATTGTTCTTCTTTATAAGCGTCTGCTTCTTTATATCTATTTTTTATTTGCTCATCTAACTCATTTTGTAGAATAGATAATTGTTCTTCTTTATAAGCGTCTACTTCTTTAAATCGACCTTGTGTCTGATCATCTATTTCTTTTTGTAGAATTTCTAATTGTTGTTCTTTATACTCATCAGCTTCTTTAAATCTATTTTCTATTTGTACATCGATTTCTTTTTGTAGAATAGACAATTGTTGCTTTTTATACTCATCAGTTTCTTTAAACCGACCTTGTGTCTGCTCATCTATTTCTTTTTGTAGAATAGATAATTGTTCTTCTCTATAAGTGTCAGCCTCTTTATAGCGTTCTTTAATTTGCGCATCTAATTCATTTTGTAGAATTTCTAATTGTTGCTCTTTATACTCATCAGCCTCTTTATAGCGTTCTTCAATTTGTACATCTAATTCTGCCTGAAGAATTTTTAGCTGTTCTTCTTTTTCTGCCTGAAGAATTTTTAGCTGTTCTTCTTTTTCTGCCTGAACGCCTTCGAATCCTTCAGAAACTCTACGTTCTACTTGCGCATCTACTTCAGATTGTAATACGCTAAGTTGCTCTTCTTTATATTTTTCAAATAATTTATATCGCTCTTCATCTTGCTTATCTAGATCTATTTGAGCATTAGCGATCCAGTCCGTAAACATTACTTCCGCCGCGGCGTGAACACTCTGTGATTTATTTTTATGAATATTGCCATAAAACTCTCTAGTGTTATCTTGAAGTTGCTCAATACTAAGCTCTTCCAAGAGATCTAAAAAATCTTGACTATTATAATTTAATTCTAAAATGTAAGTGGAAAGTGTTACTGATTCAGGAGTTTGTTTATACAATACTTCAATTGTTTTTTCCTGATGATCTACAAACTTTGCAGTTTCAATCTTATTAGAAAAAAGTGCCATAATAAACCTTTCATTATGATAAGCCGACTCCTAAATATTTAGTAGTCTGAACCGAAGGAGTTCCAGTCGGTACGTTCTGAGAATAGTATGTACTTGAATTAGGCTGTTCATATCTTTGTACGTATGATGTAGTATATGTATCAGTTATACCAGATCCTTTAGTATTATAACCAATACTCGTAAAGTATGCTAAGGTTCCAGTTTGATATCGTAAAGCTAGATTATAGCTAGTTCCCCACACAGCAAACCATTGCATTAAATGTAGAATCATATCCTGATACACACTACGGCTCATAGTATTAATACTATGTTCAGGATCTAAAGTAACTGCTGGAACAATAAAAGGCACTTCTGCAGGAGCATTAACTCTGTGAAGATAATAATCAACGGTTTGAGAATTATCCGGCTGATCTTGTATTTCAGGTAAAGATCCGGTAGAAAAGCCAGATATGTCTGCTTGCGTGTCTTTAGCAATTGGATTAGGTGATACTAAAGTAGCATGTGTTTCCGACGTATTGGTAGAAACAAAATATGTTCCTGCAGCTGCAGCCGGAGTAATAGCAGATGACGCAAGACTTGTAAGTGCTGGCGCTATGATTGTATCCTTTATATCAACCCAGCTTGCAGCTTGCACTATACCATCAGAGCGATAATATATCGGATATGATTGATTGGCGTACGAGCTACCAGCTCTGTTTTTATACGGAAAAGCTGTTCTCCATGTCATATTCAATAGCATAGCATCATACGACGTTGCAACATATGTTGAAGCTGCAGGGGTTGGCCACGGGCTATTTCCTGTTGCAAGAGGACTGGCCTGCAATCGATTTTCTACTATAGCGCCAAGCTTCTGTTGAAAACCCGTGCCGTCATCTGGACCTTGATCATATAATAGTTCAATACCAGGAGCAGTTCCATAAAGTCGTATAGCTTCATTAATAAGAAGCTGGACTTCTCCAGAACTCATTTCGATAAAGTCCCCTGACGCACTTAATTTTAGGGGCCTGATTACAGCCATTTTTAAGCTCCTGCGCCATACAACTGCTTTAAGAGGTTTCCTGCAGAATCATAGATTGCTAAACCTTGTACGGCCAAAAGCTGATCTTGTCCAATTGCGTCGTTTGCCATTTTATTTAAGGTAACAGATGAGTCAGCAAGATCCGAAGTATTTACTGGAAACGTTCCACCAACAAGTGCTAGAACTCCGGCAGAATCTAATAAGTTTAAGCCAGCAAGTGAAACTGTGTTGCTAGTCACTTCAGTATGCAATTCGTTAATGGCTTGGACGAGATCTGAATCACCACCAGTGGCAAGATTAGTCAAGTCACCGATTTTGTAACTTAGTTCGTTTGTCTTTTCCCGCCACGTGTTGACAAGGTCATTTAAATCTACAAAGGTTCTAGCCATTTTTGTCCACCAATTGTTGTAGCAAAGATTTTATGTCTGACATACCTTGCTTCATTTCTTCTACGTCTTCTTTAACCTGTTCAAATTCTAAAGCTTTTTTCTTTCGTTCGGCTTTTAATAATCTAGCTCGTGCAATGCCATCTAAATCAGTATTTATTATTGCATTTGTAGAAGGATCCCTGTAAAGATTTTCGGACCCTTCTACTTTTTTATATTCTTTTCTCATTATACTGCCAGCGCTATAACCCGTAAATCTTTAAACTGTGGAACTTTAGCGTTATTGGAAGATCTCATAACAATTTTAATTATAAATCTATTAAACGGAACTGCTAATCCTCCAGGTCCACCGACTAAATATTCATAGTCTCTGAAAATGTTAGGATTCTCATCAGTAGGTAGGTTAACTTGTCTTTTTATTTCTACCCAATTTACTTCATCGAACGTAGCATCGTCACTAATAACTTTGTAATATACGTCAAAATCCGCAACAGAAGATCTATTAGCAGCAAGGATAATTTTTAATCCAAGCGCGCTAGCTGCAAGAGTAACCGGTCGTGTGATATGTTTAGATAGTGAAGTACCACCAGTTTTATCGGTCTCGGGAACAAAATTAATAGGAGTATTAATGTTAGTTAAGCTTGATCCGCTAGAATCTTGATTATCGATTTTGTTATGTGTTAACCATAACGATGCTCTTTGCATATCAAGTACAGGACTAACAAATTGTGAAGAAGATTGCATATCAACTTTAATATCAGTTGATTTTTCTCCTGCAGGCAAGTTAGCAGTTTCTATAGTAGAATTGGCTACTAGGGCTGGAGCACTAAGAAAGTTATTTTCTTTTAGTACAAGATTTACATATGTAGTATCTTTACTATACGGAGTTTCATTTCCAGCAATCGATTTGCCTGAAGTAAATCTACCGCTTACCTGAATTGCAGTAGATTGCGGAATGTTAGTTTCAATATATGGAAATACACTTTCAAACGAATAGTTCTGAGAACTAGACATAAGCAATCCGCCAAGTGATACTGATGTACTAGCAGCAGAATCAGCATCAAACGTAAATGTATTATTATCAGCGCTATCGATAACTCTATTACCGATAATAGATGTGGCATTTATTCCAGCGTATGTTTGCGAAGAATCTAATCCTAAGATTTTAACAGTATCTCCTACCTGCATCCCGTGATCATCGTGCGACATGACCATACGTGTTTTACCAGATGTAGTTACAATAGGATCTGTGTCTAGTAATCTATTAGGAACATTTGCGTTTCGTAAAACAGCACTTGAAGCTGCAGTACTAAAGTCCGCCCTAAATAATTTAAACATCATATCTCTTGTTTGATCCGCAGACCATGTAGTAGCATTTTGTGATTTAAACAAAGAACCAAGAGTAGGCTGTGAAGTAATTCGTTTTTCGGTAGAACCTAAAACAAACTGCTCAGTTTCTGCTACATAGACATTATAGTTGTCTGTCTCTGCAATAAGAACTATAGCATATTCTTCATATGGCATTAGGAATACCGGCTCATCAAATTCAAACGTAGTCGCAACAGATGCATTAGCGCTTGTAGATATAGAAGATGGCGATTTAAATACAATTGAACCAGGAACAACATCAGTAGAAGCTGGGTGACCTTGAATCATTGGTCGTATTTGCAATTGTACTGGAATAGTATCATCTTTGGTTTTGAAGAAAACTTCAACCTTACTTAAGAAAACACCATCTTGATCTGGAACAAAGAACGACTGAGCTAATGGATCTATTTGCCGTACAGTTCGTGGAGGAGTAGTAACGACACCGTTAACACGGCGTTCTCCAGTTACTACATTCCAAATATTAATATTAGCTTGGCCGGCTCGAGTTGTACTTGAAGAAGAACTGCTACTTGTAGTACCAGTTACGATATTTCTAACACGAGTAGTTTGAATGGTACGCTGACGTGTTTCTAATACTCCGGTTGAAGCAAATGCAGCTACCGCTACAGATGTTGCATCATTTTCATTATCGACCGAAATATCAAGAAGTTTAAGCTCTCTTGTACCAGTTCTAAATACTCCACTTTGAATAAAAAATTCACCTTCTACAACGCCTTCAGCATTTGTAAATAGAGAAGTAGCCCCATCCGGGTGTCCAGTGTTTCTATTATACCTATTGCCAACTTCATTATTAGTTGTAGCAATTCTGGTAAACGTATCTGATTTTACCCAGTTATCTACACTAACGCCATCAAAGAATGGGAATACTCTAGTGTTAGGTTTCATGCCTTGACATTTAAAACTAACTCTTCGAGATCTCATAAACGGTATCATTGCAACATCAATAACTCTATTACCTACAACGCTTCGTATTGTAGAGAATGAGCTTACTCTAGCAGTAGCACTTGTTGTGGTGGTTGATCTAGTTACTACAGTATTAGTTCTATCCCATGAACCTCTCCAGTTACCAACGTTTGAGACAATACCAGAATTCTGCCTTTGAAAACTTACATTGGAAGATGATGAAGAGCCAATGACACTCGACCTAGATGAACCGACTGTTGATCCAGCCCAATTCCATTGTGAGTTATTAAACAGCTGAGATTGATTTCCGCTAAATGCATTTACTGTACCACCACCAGTTATAACATCAGCTGCTTGTCTTGTTTCTCTCCATTCGTCTGATGAAGGAGAAAGTTCAAGAGCTCCTAGATTTGTTATAACTGCAAATGGGTTAATGTTCATAACACCAGATACTTGCGGCTGATTGATGTATTCTACATGATTAAATTTCTTATAGACGTTATCACCTTTAAGAATAGTGTTAGTAGAAAGATCAGAGTCGTAGATTAGGCGAATAGCTTCTTCGCTAAACGTAGGTCTAAGTATTTCGTTTTGTGGATCGATAGATGCTCTATATTCAATATTATTAAAGCTAGAACCTAGTTGATCTTTAAATCCATCAACTAAGAATCCAGATTTAGTTCTATCATTTCCAGTTGAGTCGAACACCGCAAAATTAGATAGACCAGTTTCAATAAGTGATAGTGCTGTCAAGTCATAAAGCGCATCTAATTTAGATGAAATACTACCAATATCGTCCATGTTATATAGTTTTGTTTCGTGAGGAGCAAGACCCAAGTCAGAATCGCTTTTAGTAAAGCTCTCTAGTTTGACATCTGTTAGTAGCAAGTCGCCATTTGGAATTTCAGGAAACTGTGGTTCAAGTGCTGAGTTACCTTGTACTACCTTAATATTGCCATCTTGATCAAGTACTATTTTATCAAATCGTGGAAGATAATATTCAGCATCAAGTGTAATAAGATCTGTGTTTGTAGGTATTTCGTTAATACGAGCAGTACCACCAGTAAAGTCCGAATCTCTATCAGTTTTACGTGGTCTAAAATCAAGCACGTCAGTTAAAGGAATAACCGAACCATCGTTTAACGTATGAGATGGAATATCTGAAAAATTCACCTGGCCGGTATAAGAGTTAACAGCAAAGAAATCGCCTGATGCGCCGTGCGTAAAATATCTAAACCGAGCAAAAACGTTTCCACTTGGAGCGGCTTTATCACCCTTAAGAATTAGTCTTGCTGGACCATACCAGTTATCTCTCTGGCCGTTATCAACAATAAAGTCGCTTAGTCTATCAGCGCCGTCAGAATCAGAATCGCGCAATCTATCTAGTTTAAACAAATCCGGTTTATCTAGTTTAATGAATGCAGTACCAGTACCATCAGATTCTACTTGTTTTGTAATCGTAGTTTCGACTAGAGTTTTAGTGCGAACACTACCTGATGATTTATTAACCTTAGCAATGATTTCAATATTTGAGTTTGTTGGACCACCACTAATTGTAGCAGCCTGAGTTCCAGCCCCACTAATTGTAGGAGAAATAATTGCCCCATCGGAATCAACAGAAACTACCCATTCGTTTACACTACCAAAGGTTTCTCCGGTAGCGGTAAGAGTAAGAGTCGCAGCACCACTCGGGTCAAGCGAAGCGTTAAATGAACGATATACCTCTAGCGATATATCAGATAATGTTTTAGGTCTTGGGTTAGGTAATCCAAAGAATAGATTATTACCACCTACGTCATTTAGTACTGCGCTGCCGCTTTCTAATACTAGGTTGGCATAGTCAAACGCGTTACCGCCGATTGACTTTACGTCAGCAAAAGATTGACCAGCATTCATTGAAATGTCAAAAATATAATAACGGTAATATGCTCCGTCTTCTTCAACAGAGCGAATTCTACATGTACCAATAGTAGATCCGCCATGGCCTACAGCTGACCTAAGATTCCTTTGTTGAAACACATTAATGTTTGGAAGACCAACTAAGTCTGTAACAGTAATATAGTTGCCATATGAGGCTGCAACCACTTCGTTATTTTTGATAATAGTATCTCTAGCCTTTGCAACTCTGAGACGTGTCGGAAAGGTTTTCTCCACTCTATAACCATTAACATACGCAAGGCCAGAAGATACTACGGCTTGTAAAATGTCATCATCAGAGTCAGGTTCGTAATTTATAATAAATGGATTTATAAAGAAATCGCCATTGATGTCTTTAGTTCGTGTTGCCAATCTATCTTCAATTTTTGAATAAGCATCATTTCCAGTTACTGTGTCAAATACTACACCGTTTCGCACTCTACAATAATATACAAAGTTTTGATCCGAGTCAACTTCAGTATCTAATGCTAGTGTCATGCGAATGCGATATCTGTCAGCACCCGGGGCAGATGTATTAGGAGTAGCACCCTGGTTGTCATACAAGAGTTCTGAATCTGAAGCTGTGACAATGTCTTGGGTAACTTTAAATCCTACTGTACACGTAGGAAGTTGATCGTATTTGCTTATAATCTTTGATTGACGCTCACAGAAGACAAAATGTCCCTGGGTAAAAAAGTCCCCGCGGTCTACAGAAAAGCGTGTGCCAAATCCTGTTGCCGGGTTTGCAGTAGTATTAGTAGTTTGTACGGTAAGTGTAACGCCTGAATTAGTACCAACAATATCTTCACCGGCAGAAACCTTATTAGAAGATTGGAATGATGACGCAGCTAGCGTATCTGTATACGTAACATATAAAGTAGCAGGATCCGTAGCAGTTGCAGCTACTATTTCCAATATCTTAAATTTAAATGTTGAGTTTTGTCCGGTGAACTCATCTCCAACCACAGTAGTTAAATTTGCTGGTAGTTGGTTAATCGATGTATTTAATTTGATAAATTCATATCGTGTATTGATACTTGGTCCGCCAGGATTTACTGATGAGCCTTCTTTAAATATGTTTCTGGCAAATCTCTCCAGTTCTTTGTGCGCAATAGTTTGGGATTGAGTTAACTCCCGAGCCTGTAGAGCACGACCAGAATTAAACATAATTCTGTGGTAGTTGTTACTATCTTTATAGTCGTCCTTATACGTGTCGCTAAAGACTTTTTCTGTGAAATTTGTCGCCATTTATTAAATACTCTACAGTTGGATGATAACTTTAATATCTTCGGTTTGCGCAGGATCTCGTTCGATCGCAGCTCTATTGTCGATGTATAACAATTCGCCTGACAAAGGACTGACCGTTCCTTTTATATATGCGAGAGTGTCACCGTCTACAGAGGCAGAATCTAAGATGCCCTCACCGTTACCATCGGTTTCAGTAATAGTTTCGCCTTCAATAAATGAAGTAAACCCAGTTGAGTCAGTCTGGTGATACCAGACATAACTAGAATCGGCATTGTCGATATATGCTTTAGCCGCTGAGCTAGAGCCTAATATAATTTTATCTTCACTAAATACCTGAGCTATAGAACCAAACTTAAGTTTGTTCAAGACATTACCAGCGGTACCCTCAAAATCAGAGTCAGTTAATAGTGGACCAACTTTAGGATTTTTTATAAGACCGATTTGTCTATAATCATTACTGGTAATCAATGCATTTGTTTCATCGCCAATAAGCTTAGTATTGAACATTAAAGCTGATGATCTAAGATCGTCTCTTGGATCTCCTCCAACACCTTTTGGAGGAGAAATCACTGCTCTACCGTGCGCGCCTGAACCGCCACCTCCAGAGAATATTACTGAGGCATAATCGTAATTTTTACCAAAAGCCTTACCTGACCCAGAATCATCCATTTCTATTTTAACAACCGAACCGTTATAAACAGTTGCAGTAGCTTTTGGCGCCTTTGTACCGTTTCCAGTAAATGTAATAGTTGGAGCAGATGTATAACCTGTCCCACCGTTGTTTAATTTAACTCCGATGACTTCTCCAGGTATTGCAGCATTTTGAATAGCGTATTGTTCCTGCTCAAGCGCTGGATAAGTTACATCAGCAGAATCAATAAATTGAATTGGAATATAATTGGCCGAAGTATACTTAGTAGATCTCAACGCGGTTTGACCATACAAATATTTCCATACATAACCATCCGATGTAGTAAAAGGAGTTAAAAGCGTTCCGGTAGGTTTAGTAGTTGACGTAACCGCATTACCTTGAAGGTCCCTACCTTGTTGCAGGCAAATATAAACAGCAAGTTCATCGGTCATAACATAATATGCGTTTGATGGATAACCTTGAACATGATCATCATATCCACTATAAATTGTACCAGAAGACCAGTTATAGCGAGGAACGACATATGAGACGTCTTCGCCCTTTTTCATAGATTGAAGATTAAGACGAAAATCTCTTTCTTCTTTTGCTGTGTTTAAAGGCGTAGGAGCTGCGTCAGTTGCATTCCAATCATTTGATCTGCCAATACCTACGTAATACGTAGCAGCAGAATCTGTAACGTTTGTATAGATGTCGGCTAGAACTTGCCGTTTAAATTTATCTGTAATAATTGCAACCATTTTAGATTCCTTAGCTCACTGTTCCGCCGTAATTACCAATCAACTGCCAATTGGTTCCATCCCATATCATTTGGCACCCTTGATGTTGAGCAAGAGCGATGCTTGTTCCAGGACCAAAAGTAGTAGGAGTAATTGTGGCAGTACCTGCGCCTTTGTTCGTAAATATTTTTTTCTCTCCAACTACAGTTGCGTTTGCCATACCTACAGCAAGAGCAGTACCAGAGTTGCATATAATAAATGTGTGTAATGTAGAAGCATTTCCTGCAGATGTTATTTCTGAAGAAGTATATGAAGCCTTTTTCAGATTAACAGAACCCGTACCCTTACCTTCAATAACAATATTAATATTAGTGTCATCTCCGTGGGCCGCTAGTTGAGGATGCCCGCCCGCCGCTGCGTTATGCACATCGACATGATTAACTGCATTTACTGCTGGAGATATACCAAATATCTCAGCACCGTTAACATCATTAAGGGACGCTATTATAGCTGGAGTATTTAAAGCTGGAGAAGTTAATGTTTTATTTGTTAAAGTTTGACTCGCATCTGCAAAAACAAAAGTATCACTATC